CGGCGCGGATTCGTGAGAAGAGAAATGAATTATTATAACGAGTGGGGCCCACAAGCGGCCGCATGGCTGCGTGAACTTATCTCGGAACGGTTGATACCAAGAGGTTTAGTAGATGAAAGAAGCATTACCGAAGTTAAAGCTGAAGACCTTGAGGGCTTCACACAGTGCCACTTCTTCGCCGGAATCGGCGGCTGGCCTCTTGCCTTGCAACTTGCAGGAGTCGACCACAGAACGCCACTCTGGACAGGAAGCCCGCCGTGCCAGCCGTTCAGCGCTGCCGGAAAACAGCTCGGACAGTTCGACCCGCGACACCTCGCGCCCGTCTTCCTTGACCTCATCAGTCAGTGCCGCCCTCCAGTCCTCTTTGGGGAGCAGGTTGCGCCAGCAATTGCAAAATCGTGGATGTGCGATTTACAAGCTCACCTGGAAGGAGAAGACTACGCCGTCGGGTTTGCCGTACTCCCAGCTTGTAGCGTCGGCGCCCCGCATAAAAGAGACAGACTCTTCTTCGGCGCAAACAGACTGGCCAACACCAGCAGTTTCAATGATAACCAACGACACGAGTATGCGCAGCACGGACGGGAGAACGAAGCCAAACAAACTTGGATGGGCGGCGGCGATGGCGGCATGGCCGACACCGACCACACGGGACTGGAAGGACGGCAAGGAATGCCCGAACGTACCGACGAACAGTCTGTTGGGTCGGGAAGTGTGGAAGGCTGGGTGGCCCACACCAAAAGCCAGAGACGAGCAGATGGCGCGGAGGAGCCGCGAAGCCGCTATAAGGTTCTCCGAGAGGCCGCAGAAATCATCGGAACTGGGGATAGAAGTTTTACTGGTGGAACCAATCCGCATCACAGCTTCTGGTCAAGTGCTGACTGGCTCGGCTGCCGGGATGGAAAGTTCCGGCCAGTTGAATCCGGCACATTCCCGCTGGCTAATGGGATTTCCGCCAGAGTGGGACGACTGCGCGGTTATGGCAATGCAATCGTACCAGAAGTCGCCGCCCAATTCGTCCGTGCTTTCCTGGCGGCCTCTGATGATGCGATTAAGGGTTAAGAAATGAACTTTGAACGCAGACCCTACCAGAAGCTAATCACGGCCCACATCATGAAGCATCCACGCGCGAACGTGTTCGCTACGATGGGCAGCGGCAAGACCGGTGCGACGATGTGGTCGCTTAACAAGATGTTCCAGTCCGGCATTCTGGAAGACTGGGACCAGGAGATCTGGAGCGGTGACCGCGTACTGGTGCTAGCCCCGCTGCGCGTTGCCTCTGGCACCTGGCCGGCCGAACAAGTGAAATGGCAGTTCCCAGCGCTGCGCGTCGTAGACGGCACCGGCAGCCGCCAGTATCGTGAAGACGTGATGCTGAACGACGACGCCAACGTGGTGTGTTGCAATTACGACATCCTGGAGTGGCTCGTCGAGTTCTGGGGCGACCGCTGGCCGTTTACGGTTATTGTTGCCGATGAGTCCACGAAGCTGAAGTCCTTCCGCAGTCGCGGCGGTAGCAAGCGCGCCCGTGCACTCGGCAAAGTGGCGCACAAGAAGATTAAGCGCTTCATTAATCTGACCGGTACGCCCGCGCCGAACGGCCTGAAAGACCTGTGGGGCCAGTGCTGGTTCCTGGACGCCGGCCAGCGCCTTGGCAGCAGCTACCAGGCGTTTACTGATCGCTGGTTTGTCTCCATTCAGGAAGGAAGTCATCATGCCGCAAAGTCTTTCAAGCCGCGTAGCGGTGCTGACACTGAGATTCACCAGCGAATCTCCGACATATCACTAACTGTCGACGCCGCTGAATACTTCGGTTGCGATAAACCGGTTGTTGTACCCGTGGTGGTCCCGCTGCCGTCTAAGGCTCGCAAAGTCTATGACCAGATGGAAAAGGAACTATTCGCCCAGCTCGAAGCCGGAGAGGTGGAAGCGGCGAACGCGGCCGCGCGCACACAGAAATGTCTCCAGATAGCCAGCGGGGCCGTGTACACAACAGGCGAAGACGGTGAGGCAAGCCGTGACTGGGAGCCGGTGCATAACGCTAAGCTGGACGCGCTGGACTCCATCTATGATGAGTTGAACGGTGCGCCGCTCCTTGTGGCCTACCAGTACCAGCACGACCGCGCGCGCATCCTGAAGAAGTTCCCTGATGCCGTTGCGCTGGCGAAGGGGCAGAAGGGCAACAGGCAGATTGAAGCGTGGAACCGCGGCGAGATTCCAATGTTGCTGGTGCATCCGGCGTCAGCGGGCCATGGCCTCAACCTTCAGGATGGCGGGTGCCATCTGGCATTCTTCAGCATGACGTGGAACTACGAGCATTACGCGCAGGTTATCGAACGTATTGGACCGGTACGCCAGATGCAGGCAGGACACCCGCGCCCTGTGTTCGTCTATCAGATTCAGGCAGAAGGCACGCTGGACCAGGTTGTGCAGGCGCGCGTCGAGGGTAAAGCCGACGTGCAGGATTTATTGATGGAATATTGCAAACAGAAGAGAGGTGTATGATGAAACTTAATGTCGGTGATGAAATTTATAGTGTCCACAGCTTCAACACATTTCGTATTGAATATATTTCAGATGACGGTAACAGCTTCGTCATTGTAAGTTCTGACGGGAAGTATGATGCGTCTCGCTGTTACACGTTGCCGGATATCCGGCGGAGCTTTAAACGCAGTGACGGCAAGAAGAGAGGTGTATGATGAAGGTGGCACGATTTAAGGATGTTGGCGGGACCTACGGGCATAGCCAAGGCGAATGGGTACGGTTCAGTGATTACCAGCAACTCGAAGCCGAGAACGCCAGACTACGGCAGCAGCGAGACGCGGCAAATGCACAACTGGATTTCTTAATAGAGGAAATGAAAAAGGCCCCGTAAGGGGCCTTAGTTTTATAGACTCTTGAATGTAGCCCCGCCCGATAGCGTAGGGACATCGATTATAGAGCCGATATTAAATACCTGGGTAGCTGCACCAGCTATAAACCCAGCGACCTGATTTGTTAAGGACGCATCTTTTTTAAGGTTACAGTTTATTAGGCTTACACTGGTAAATTTAGTGCTATCACTCTGAATCCTATAAATTGGTGTTCCAGCTACCAGTGGGTTTAGCTGTTCTATTTGCCCCTGGAAAGAATTTATAGTTACGGTAAGGTCATACACAGCCGCAGAGTTGCCGATAACGCTTATGCGCTGCCCCTGTACTCCTTCGCTTCCGCAGGCATTCATTGTGATACCATGCGGGTTAATAAAAGCGTATGCTGTGGCCTGGTTTTCACCTAAGTCTACCATAGGGCTAATACCATCTGCCGTGCATGAATTAAGGGTACTATACTGTAAACTATTTAATGTGAAAGCAAATTGGTAGTTTGCTACCCCGACTAAGTTAAACACGTTAGAGGTGCCAGACAGGGCATAAACACCCGAGCGATATCGGCTAATCTGCACCCCACAGAACTGTCTTACACCAAGGCCAAGGAACTGGACACTATTGAATTCATTTGACCAGACATCCTCCCCCCAAAAACCAAAGTACCCGCATTCTACTCGTAAATTGCTTAATGTCGATACACATAGTTTTCCTGCCCAAATGCCATAAGCCACAGAGTTAGCGCGGCCAGTAAGTCCCTTTCTGCGAACTGTAAAGCCGTCGATAGTGGTGAAAGCTGCGTAGTTTGTGATATCTGACCCATCTGGGGAATAGTTAGTCGGCATCATAACTACAAACGCGTCGGCAGTTACACCTGTAGATATTGTGTAAGGATTGTTTGTAGTCTTTTCAAAAATAGTTTTTTCACGTCCGGAACCAATTAAACCGGAACTTGACCATACTGGGATAGACGATGATGTCTCGAAAATACCAGGCCCAGCATAGATATTTACTTTATGTACCCTGCCGTATGTCATGGCCTCCAGGATTGCCGAGGTACTGTCGTAAACACCATCCCCAATAGCCCCAAAATATTCGATATATATCTTTTGCGTATTGGTTCTAACCCATGCAACTGTGCCAGATGCAGGCACAATAGTAACGCCGCCATCGTCGGACAAAGAGCCTTTTGCAACAGCTTTAAAATAGCCACCACCAACCGGTAGTTCGGCATTTGTAGCATTAGCCGCCGAGGCTACAAAAACCAATTGACCGGCCACCCCAGAGGTAAATGCCCTTAAGGCTGAGATATTTAGGAATCGACCGACAACATCAAATCCGGTATTAGCTTTAACCTTCTCGATGTCGGAAAATCTCTGCTCAACATTTAAACCTGAAGTAGTACCGATAAGTGATGCTCCTTTATTAGAGGCGGTACTGGCTAAATCTGCGCGTAAATTTGGGTCTGTTTGTGGTGTCCAGTTAGCGTCGCCTACTGGGCTTGTTCCGGCCGGAATAACTTTTGGCAACGCGCCGCCCCACGAGTACCATGTTTTGCTAACCGGGTCATATACCACCTTATCACGGTCATTAACGCCTAATGTGCCACCTGTCGTAAAATCGAATGCTGCAGGTTCAAAACCCACATCGCGCAGAATAGCCGGTAGAGTTTTCTGCGTCTGTCCTGTCACCTGGTTTGTCGCGTAATCAATATCCGCACCCCCGGCAACCCCACCGGCCTTGCCTGTGATAACTTCGGCTTCAAAAATCTGGTGTTTCTTTGCCGTCTGTAAATCCTGAAGGTTTAATACGTCGCCGCATCCGCTAGACATAGTGTGTCCTCTTATAAATAACCGTTACTGAATCCGTCGCTGAATGCGCGACCAAATGGCGATACGCCGTCGTATTTGTAATAATCAGCATCGTAATTGAATCCTGTAATTCGGACCGTTCGGTCGTCGCTGGGTTCTACGGTGCTAACCATCATCATTTGCGCCGCATGGCGGCTATCGCTGCCGAAGGAAAACTCTGTCTTCAGCGCACTATTACCAGTATAAATGGCTTCTTGCGGTGCTGAAAGCATTATTACGGTTCGGTCGTTGTGCCCCGGCGTAACCTGCACACTCTGGACGCCGCCGTCACGCTTCTTCAGGATAAGCGAATGGTCTTCCCCTGGTGTGAATTCAACATTCTGTGACAGGACAAGCGTAAGACCATCAACGGCAACAACATAGCCGTCGAACGGAGATACGCGCGAACCTTTCACGACACTGATAGGCCTCCCAGGTATAGCCAGTACACCCTCCTCTAGTGCAGTAAATTCTACTGATACGCGGTTTAGTGTATTCCGCTGATATCTGCGCCAGGCGTGCCAGTAGGCCTGTTTATAGTTGCGGATACCCTTTGAATCATAGGTATCGGTCTTAACGCCGCCCGTCTCCGGTATCTGGATAGTTTCCTTGATGTTGGTATCGGGGTCGATATAGCTGAACTTCAGAGAGTCGTAGGCGCTCTTGTCATTAAACTGGCGTGTCCATTTCTCACCTGTCGGCGCTTTGCTGCGGTGCGTGAATACCATTTCGGGACCAATACGCGGGCGCTCAAGACTGAGGTAGATGTCTTTACCTTTGCGCGTTGCCGTACAGAAGATGGCCTCAGCTATGGTCGTGATAATTTCCTGTGCCGTCGTGGTGTAGTTATCGAACGTGTAGCAGAATTGGCCTGCCAGCGGAGACTGGAAATATGTCTCAACCTCGTTTTGAACAGCTAACAGATTATCCATGGTGGTAGTGCTGAGCGGCAGATTACCGACAACCGGGTCGCGCATGAGCCTGATAAGGGACTGCACGGCCTGTGTGTTGTTGGTGCGTACCGTATCGAAAACACCACCACCAAGGTACTTAAACACTTTTTCGGTAACTACCATTTTTAGCTGGGGCTGTTTTATTACCGTGGCACGTGCCGTCTGCTTGCGCGCGGTATGCACGGTTGTGCGGTTGCCGTAGTTATTTGTTCTGTCCTGCGCTTGACCATACAGATTGGAGTATTTAATTTCATCAACTACCTGCCCCTCGAAGTTAAGGTCAAGGTCCGACACGCGGCGCATACGTACCCGTACTGCGGATGGCGACGGCAGCGGACCGAAGATAGACATCCCGGTTGAGTCCGGCGAGCGGCCGGAGATAGTTTTCTGTACGGTGTAAATAGGGCCATATGGCGCACCAGTTTCGTCAAGCGCCTGATACTGAAGTTCTGCCGTTACAGAAGCCAAGCGTTTACTGTTGCCGCCTTTATCTTTGTACAGGCCATTGTCAGCGCTGACGTTGGCGACTACCCTCTCGCATTTGATGCGGTCGATAGTAACCCAGTCAGTAAGGCTTTTGCTGTATACATCCTGCGGCCCTACCGTCGAGTCTGTGCGGTCATCCAATAGCCACGGTGCCGTGAGTTTTTGCCATTCGACAAGATTACTGGAGACGTTAACTACAATATCCACATCACTAATAGACACGACCGGATAGTATCCATCAAGTATGGCGTGCGGACTGCCGCTGCGGTCTACGTAAACCTTGGTGAATTTAGCAATATCACCTACTTTTAGGAATTCGGTAAACTCCGGTGCCGTAGGGTCCGATAGTGTACCGAGAACGCCAGACAGAGATGCTGTCGTTGTTCCACCTACTTTTGTTACGAGGTCATTCGGCGCACGCAACGTCTGACCATCGATTTCGTTAGACGCAGATGTGATATACAGATGCTCTGTTATGGCGTCACCAACAAGAGTTTGCGGTGCGTCCCCGCTGTTTGGAGAAGTAAACGGTGCATACACGGCAGCAGACGAGCCGGTAATATCGGCCAGAAGCGTGTCGCCGTCTGTAATCCCGGATACCGGCGTGTCGAGAT